AACAGCTTCTTTAATTAATGCTGGATTTTGCATTACTTGTGCCATTAGCATTTGCAGTTTATCTTGCGGTAAACCTAGTTGGCTAATCGTTGCCATTGCTGCTAGAGGATTTTGAGTTAACATCTGGAATATATTATTGATCTGCTCATCAGTAATATTATTCTCTTTCAACAACGCAATAATTGGGTTCATTACACTACCTTTTTATAATCACTAAACGAAATATGCCTCAGTTTAGCATTTGACAGTACCTTGTTGCACCATCAATAAAAATACAGCACCTTTCGTATAAAAATACAATGAAGGTAGCCACTAAATAACAAAAAGCCGCACTAAATAGAGCGGCTTAAAGACGGTTATACTGTTATTTTTTTACAGGTTCTAATTTAAGCTCACCATTCGCGATGGCAATACGATAAAGTTGGCCATTGACTTCATCACGAACAACAACCCCTGCACCGGGTTTATCGATTTTGATATCATCTTGCATCCAGCATGAACCATCAGCTGTCATAAATCCTTGTGATGCATTTCTGTTATAAGTTTGACCATACAACGCGCTGATATTTAATTTACCCGCTTTTTCAAAACCGTTATACGTTATCACCAAACTCTTAATATTAGCTGCATGAATAAAACCACTAACATTCGCTGTTTTCAATGGTTGGCGAGAAGAATAGACTGATTTTTTATGTCGATCACGTAAATTAATATCAATGATCCCTGTTGATAGATTATTGTAGCCAAGTGTACTACCGACCATATTAAAATGATTAATAGATCCATCTAATGATATTACAACTTGATACTCATCGCCTTTCTCTACCGCAAGTCGTACAGCCGACTCAGGATTAAAATCAAACATTGGTGTAAGATCAACCTTTGGCTGTAACTCTCCATTTTTAAATAACGTTACTCGACATCGAGGACGATTATTAATAAACGCTAAAAAGTTATCAACCTTAGGTATATAACTGTTTGTTAATGCCGAACCAACCGTTGGTGGTGATAATTCAGGCATAATATTACGTGCAATATAACTTTCAGTTATAAATGTATTTAAACCGGGATTAGATTCATACACCAATGGTGATAAATCACTGCCATTTAATTTGCCTAATGTTGACCCATAAAGCTCAACAATATTGCCAGAGGCCTCACCATAACCAGGTGGAAAAGTATTTGTTTTAGCACGTGAAAATTGAATGGTCTTCGTCGCAGTTTCAGGAGCATCCCAACCCATTAATTCAAATTTGTTATTGCGCCCTTCACAGACAAGGAAAGCTTCTGCACTATAACGTGACCATTGAAAATCAAGACTCGCACACGTATTACCTGCGACTTCACCACCAATTTTTCCATTTGGGCGTAATAATGGTGATTGAACAACGAAGCCTTGCTTAAATCGACGGGCACATAAATTATGTAATTTATTACCATTAACCCAAGTGACCCAACGATTTGGCGTAATATTATCAATTACCCCTTGTAATACATAAGGTTGTTCAAAACCATCAACATAGACATCTGAAACAAAATTACGCCAAACATACTCGTGGGAACGTTTAGTTGTTAATCCTGCGGTCCAACTGCCCGCTAATAATACTAGTCCACGGCCGGTAAGTTTGGTCTTATCTATAACTTTACCATTACTGTGACCATGATAATCAATCCAACCATTGAGAATATTTAGTTGATTAATTTTATTTTCAACACAACCTTTAGTCTTCCATTTACCATTAACTTTCTCTGATGATGATGTCAGCATTACCATGGCTTTATCAAAATGATCAAGCGAACGAGAACGAATAATAAAAGGATTACCCGACAAATTAACATTATATTTTAGAACGACACCAACAACATTACTACAAAGCTCTAAAGTGCCATCCCATTGAACATTAAGATCTTTAAATTCAATCGTTTTATTAAATCGGTAAGTTTTATTTGGAATCCATAAAATAAGACCACCCTTACGACAGATTTCAACGGCATAATTAATTTTATCGCCCCAGTCAGATAAAGGTGCATAATGCTCAAGATTATCAATCGAATAATAACTTTGACCTTCAATACAAGGCTGTAAAAAATATTTATCTTTATTTACAATAACAAACGTCGCGTTAGTATCGATTTCATTCACTTTACCATGGCAAATAACACGATAAATTTTATCTTTAATACGTAAGCCGTTATAGCCTTCAGGGATCGTATCACCTACCGTAAGATTACGACTAAGCGGGTATATTTTAAGACCAGAAACACTTTCTATAGCTTGATGATCTTGTGCTTCTGCCCACCCTTTATCGACAACTGCCGTTTGAGGGCGTAAATCACTCACTGAACCATCAGCGATAACCTGACAAAGTTTACAATAATAATGATGAACACCATCAGTATTAACATAATTTTTTAAATCTTTACTTGAAACAATAATATTAAATTTCGTATCTAATCCATCAATGTCATTATTATTTTTATAAACATCAACATAGATATAAAATGGTTTATTAGCCGCATCAATAACACGATTATTTTCTAATTCAATTCGATGCCCAGAAATATAAGCCACACCAGCCATGATTTTATATACACCTTCAGCAGGTAATACCATAAAACCATTTTTAATAAACCAATCCTGACCTTGTTGGTCAATAATAGCTTGTAACGCTGAATTTTCAACATTATCTAATCGTTGGTGTGCCATAAAATTAGGACTGGCCGCTATCACCGTACTATTAGTAATGTCCGCTATATTCTTATAATTTAAAATAAATGACCGAATTAAAATATTGCCCTTAACCCCAGGGCCATCAACTGTTTTAGTGGTTAATTTAGGGTACGTAATCGCAATAATGGTGTCATATTCACTACAATATAAACAACTCCAATTAAATTTAAATGGGCCGACATCACTGTCTAATGTCGTTGATAACGCAATAGCATCTTCAGACAATCGGATTTGTTGTTGAATTTTAGCATTATGAACAATTTCATTAGGTTGTAACTGTTCATTCTCTGTTGGTCTTTTACCCAGATGCGATTTATGCGCAAAAATCATTGAATCAATTAGTAAGATTTTCTTTTCTGCTTGCATTTTAGCAATCAGAGCGCGACCTTTAGTCGTGATAATTACCTCTGGTTGATTTGAATTTTTCAGCAAATCCAATGCATTAACTTTATCAATAGCACCAGGGATAAACATACCTGCCGTCACACCACCCGCTATCATTGTCGTATTTCTTAGAAAAGAACGGCGAGAAAAACCTTTATTATCACTAATTGAATCTACTTTACTCATTAAACTGCCTGCTATTATTGTATATAAATACCACCTAGATTCATAATAAATACATATATATAAAGTTAAATTCTATAGCATAACTAAAACCTATAATTATAAGTAATTAAATACCGCTATAAAAATTTATAGATTATGTATTATTATAAAGTAGATTCAATATAACGAAAGTTATTATCAAATACTACCTACACAGTATCTCTTAACAATAATTCAGACAAACAAATTAGCATCACCAATTAAATGTTATTGCTATAATAAGACAATCTTAAAGTAACAAATAAAAAGAGGCACATTATACAATGTGCCTCTTGACAATTTTTGTTTTAACTTAAATATTAATAATGATTAATATTTAATTCCATATTTAATGCTGAAGAATAATTACTATTACCATAGCTAGGGTACAACAATAGTGTTAATGCATTTGATTGACGACCAATACGTGCTTTTAATGGTGTTTTATCAGTATTATTACCAAAACGATCTTTGCTGTTCAATAGAATCTCAAAACTACCGTCATTCTTGGTTGCATTCCACTGTGTTTGAGTCCAAAGATGCGTCGTTGGGTGGAAATAACCAATGGTACACGTTTCTTTGTCCACGTTCACATTACTAATTTCAATCTTAGTTGAGAAATCAAAGCAACCATCTTTAGTTGTCATTGTGCCATTGTAATGATGCATTTTATTCTCTAAACACCCATTACTTGGACGAGTAGCATTCATCACCGTTACCGCAGGAGTTGAACCCGTTAACTCAACATATGATAAATTAAACTTTCCAGTTGTTATATCAGCACCAAATATATTCTGTTGAATACGGCCTAACAATGCATTTTTAGCCGTTGAAGTATGATTGCCGCCAAGATCCAATCGCATAACTTTTGGTACTTTATTACCTGTAACAAAAACATCATGACGAGGCTTAACATTATTTTCTGTCGAATCCACAATATGAACACGATTATTTAATGTTATCTGGTTAATAATACAATCTTCTGGTTTAAATTGATCACCAGCGGCACAAGTTAACTGTAATTCTTTAAGGCTATTCGCTGTAATATCATTGTCACTGATATCAATAACATAACTACCAACACGCGATTGTCGCATGTCTCGAATACTAATATAAGCTAACTTACCCGCCGTATTATTCGGAGTGTAAATACGATTACCTTTAAAGATTGCACGACGATTAACCATTTGGTTATCACTGCGATACTGACTGTTATCCCACCAATTTACAGTTAGGAATGTAAAGGCGCCTGATACCTTGCCACTACTGTTGTAACCATTATCTGGTGATTCAAAATCACAGCCCGTTATTTCGTAACTTCCCACAATCTGAGTCGATATTTCAGCAGTACGTAATAGTTTTGGTAACCAACACTTTGCATTACGAATAACGATTGATTCAGCAGGCTCACTGCCATAATTCACACTGTCATTCCAAGGAGCACCCGGCTCTGGTGAATACGCAATAAATGTACCTTGTGTATTATCAGGTGTTACATTAAATTTATCCGCCATTGTACTGAAGAAATTCTCTTCAAAACGATATTCAATATTATAAATCAATGCGTTACGTACTTTTTTCAAGAAAATACAAGTGTTAGTACTACCGTCAGACTTGAAGTTATACATATTGATGGTTTCACAACCATGCATTTCAACACGAATACCACCAAGATAAACAGGATATACCGCAAGCGCCGTCTTATTGTTTTTATGCGAACGAATTTTAACACTACGAATACGCGCATTAGTAAAAATTAAGCGGTTACCTTCCCACAATACAGGAGTAACATACGCACTAGCGTTATTATCTTCACCCGCCCAAAAATCAGCATCATTTTCCCAATCAAGACCTTCAACAACAAGATTTCGCATCGCTTTTTGTACCTCTAAATACCACGGATTAGTATTAGTGATACCACCAGAATATAAACCTCGACTACAATTGCGCATTACAACATTACGGAAAACAATACGCTCATAAGGGAATTGGTTCGCACCTAAAAATGCTAGATGATGTGAATTAGTTAACGTTAAATTATCAAAAATCACCTCACCAAAACCGGCATATTCACCTTTAAAAGTATATGTTGATGAACTTGGGTTACCTGTTATAGGATGTTGTTCTTTACCAATAAATTTATAACGAAAGCTTCCATCATAGCTACAGTCACGTGAAATAATTCCACGGTAACCACCCCAACCATCACCCTCAATCAAATTAAGCTTGCCTGTCGTTACATGATGACAATTTGTTTCACAATAATAAGGCATTTCCACGACATTAGGCATGCTCATTGCGCTCATGCACTCATTGCCATTAATACCAATGGATGAACCGACCCAATATATTTTCTTATTTAAACAACCATGAAATTCTAAACCATAACAAATAACAATTTCACTGGCAGTAGTATCAAAATAAACATTATCAGTAAATGCTAGTCGTACAACTTGTTTAGCCGTTAACTGTTTAAGAATTAATGCATTGGCCGCTGCTTTTTTAGCATCGTTATAAATAATACCAATCGTGCTAGCGTCTACCCATAATGGTTTGTTTAATCCCTCATTAATCACTGGAGCAGCAGTTACTTCTTCCCAAGTACCATTTTTACGTACATATTCTTTATTATCACGAGGAGCATCATTAATAGCTTCAGACCAAGTACCATCAGTACTCATATTATAAACTAAGCCCGGTTGACCATTTGTTAACGCTACTGCTGCCCCCACGTTTTCAGCTGTAGGAACATTATTTTCATGATAAAACTTTACAAAATCACGGCTCGGAAGTGTTTTTTTATTACCACTTCTAAAGCCTATATCTTCATTATTATAGCCACTCAAAATTTGAACTGTAGTATCCGATCCTGGCGATACTAAAGAGAGCATATTACCGTAAGCCGCCCATGATGGAATATTAGGCTGAGATGACGAACCTAATCGTACCGTTGTACAATCTTCAGGAAATTTATTAACATCCAAACCACCATCAACAATAGCAGTAATATATTTTTCATTATTCAAGATGATGCTTTCATTAATTACAATTGTCATTTTAGTATCCCTAAATTTTATATGATTAATTTATTTGTTATTTTGTTATTTTGTTATTTTGTTATTTTGTTTTTCATACCATCGAAGATAATCATCGACTTGTTGTGCACAATTAGATAAAGCGTTTTTTAATCTTGGCAGATCTTCTGAAATTGTTTGTGCTGGTGTTTTACCCACTAATTGGGGTTTATTACATGCCGTTATCAACCACGGCTCAGGTAATAGATGAATAATTTCTATACGTGCAGGTTCAATACGGGTGCTGCAACCAATCAAGAACATCATCAGGCCAGTAAGTATTAAACTGTTCCTTTTCATACAACAACTTACGTAACGATTCTGTCGTAACAAGCAGTTCTCCTTGTTGTTTTTCTCTCCGTTTTTCTCGTTGCAGCAATAAGTTATTACTGTCCTTATTCTGATCTACTAATAATTTCAAACTCTCCGTATTTGATTTATTAATAAGTAGAACATTATCTCTGTCTATAATTAAAGAGCTTAATTCACGATCCATGTATTCAAATTTCACTAATAAAATAAAGATAATTGATAATAATAATAACCGCATAGACATACGTCCTATTCAATACACCGTGAATATTCTGACATCCGCCGCTTCATCAAACCTTTTAGCTTTTTACCTCCGCCATAAATCCAGCGAGATAATTGCATACAAGCTTGTGGCAATTTTCCAGATTTAACATATATTGATATTTTTGTTTCTGTAAGATCTTTATTCTTTAAAAATCGTTTACAGCCAGTATTAAAAATAAAAGAAGTTAAAGCGTCATACTGTCCCTGTGTTATTTGATTATCACCAAGAACGTTATTCAAACAATATTCTGCTTGCTGAATATTTAACACCCAATCCTTTGCTACTTGTTTATTGTCTATAATATTTTTTGTTATATTATGAATATTACCAATACCATTTGTTTTATATCCCGCAGGACAATGATAAGCATCTAACCTACAACCTTCATAGTCTCCTATTAATTTTAATCCTTTATATGTTAATTTTAATTTCCCTTGGCTCTCTCCAGCAATAATTACATTTCCGATGGGTAATGTACTATTGTTAACTCCGCCATCACCAAGGAGTGCTATAACAGCAGTAATTGAGCATAAAATTGGTCTTAACTTACTCATGGATAAATATTCCTTTCTCTCTAGCTATTTGCTGCATAACTTTCTTATGCCAATAACTCAACGATAAAGCGAATATCCCCATAAAGAGTGAAATAATCAAAGACCAAGCTTCTATTGTCATGAATTGAAAATGACCAATGATAAGATAAACAACAAATATCATTTTATTTATTAACCAATCCAATAACTCATACATCTTATAATTCCTTGTTTAATCAGAGTAAATGAGGATCCCCTCCCCCAAATTTCTATCTCTAATGATGTGAGTTTCAATATTGATATTTCTGGTCACTCCAACGTTTTACTTGATGCGGTGATTATTATTCATTTGAAGATTTGATGCATCATTTGTCGTTATGATGTTCTCGGAAAACAGCAAGAATCCGAATATATCCGAATAACACTTTGCCATTTGAGATAAAAGAAAGGGTTTTATGACAGAATTACGTAATTAGCGGACATCTCATTAACTAAAAAACAGCAGATTAACGTTAATTACGGTAGGTAAAACTATCATTCCTATAAAAGTAAAAATTTGAGCTTATCTATGTCGAGCTAAATGCTCATCATGATTTAGCTCTTTATGGGTAATGACATTGTTTATATAAATGATTCTTGAATTTTTACCTTCACTATTAAGCAGGTAATTCAAATGGCAATGCGTATTCATTGTACTCAGTGTGGCGGAAAAGCACGTATCAATAAAACAAACTGGTTTTCAAATGCTGCAGCAGACTTATATTGTTCATGCTCTGATCCCGAATGTGGACATACTTTCGTTATGTCTTTAGGTTTCAGTCATACCATTAGTCCGTCTGCAAAAAATGTAAATGACCTTGTTATTGCATTAGTCAAAACAATGCCACCAGAAAAAGTGAAAGAGCTTCATCAAATGCTAACGATCTAACCTCATGCGGAACGTTTTATACGTTCCGCTTTTATACTCACAAAATCACAATGCATATCTAAATCATTTATATGTTTAGGATTGTACGGGGAATACCGTAATCTCTCGCTTTTAGGATGTATAAGATTAACTATCACATCACCACTAAAAATAAATAACTACAAATTGATACATATACCAACACCCTCTATATAAACGAGTCAAATGTGACAAAACACCCTAAAATAATATGCCATAAGTTTCACCAATGTTCCTATCTGAGCAAATTTACACACCAACACATAAACTAAATGTATAATTAATAAAAAATACATTAGCCGAACATTATGCTTAAGATAGTCACCCGCGCGTATTATCATCGGCATTAGAGGCTTAATCTGTTGTTATTCCATTACCTTGATAAGGTTGATAGTTCAAAATGAAACCTAATCCGATACATAAATCTCATATTCCTACTATTTCTACCTATTCATATCTCGGTGGAAAAGCCGTCACATCTAAATTATGTTCAGTATTAGAGGTTGATGAGTATCAAGATCTTGCTGATGTTTTTGGGATTCCACGAGGCACCGTCTCTACATGGCACTCAAGAGAAACAACACCGTTTGAAATCGCTATTCGATCTCACTTAACGACAGGGGTGTCATTACGGTGGTTATTATTAAATGAAGGTGATGCTTTTCCAGCAATGACTAATAATGAAACAACATCCAATGTATTAATGTTGCCTCATTATCAGTTAAAGTCAGGTGAACTCACTGCGCTTCCTGCCCTTTCTTTTGATCCAGCATTAATTCAACATGCTAATACTGAATCTCACCACTTTATGGCGCTACAAACCGCGTCAAAAACCATGATCATCGATCAGAATGATACTTTACCGATCAGCGGCAGTTATTTAATTACTATTGATAACTTAATGTCGATTAATGACATTCAACGTTTACCGGGTAATCAGCTCGTATTACATTATGGTCAATCTTCTATCGCTATTGCTCAAGCAGACATCAATATCATGGGTAAAGTTATCATTTCTATAAACCATATCTAAATAGACCCTGATTGTTGCTTACCGATAAAAACAAAAAAGGCGATCCGAAGATCGCCTTATATATTTATCTCTTAATTAATTAGTTACTCTCTATGCTTTTTGCACTTCAAGCTCTAACGTTTCTTCTTTCTGCTTCATTATATCGTTAAATACTATCCGTGCTTCTTGAGCTAATTCAGATGCTTCAAGTTTCGCTTCTTTAGCAGCCATCGCCTCTGCTGTTAGGCGGTGCAATTCTTCTGCTAATTCTTG